GGTTTTGCGCCCCGGCTACGGCGAATTTTGTATGAAAAAGGCAACCGCCCGGAACAGTCCGGGCCGTTGCCTCAATCATTGGAGTTATTTTTCTTCTTTCTGCCGCGCTTCGGCTTTTCTTCCGCCGTCTGCGCCGTTTCCGGGCTTTCTGCAGGCTTTTCCGTCTCCGCCCGGTATTCATCGTAGGTCTTGAACAAGCGCCCGCAGCGGCGGCATACAATGCCGTTTGCGGTGCCCATCAGAACCGCGTTTTCATGATTGCACATTGTTTTTCCCTCCCGTCAATTGATCTGCTCCCGGTCATAGCGACGCGGGCGGCCTGTTTCGGCGATAAAAGCACGCATCTCAGCTTGAGCGGCCTTGACCTTTTCCCGGTCTTCATCCGTTGCGAGATCGCCCAGCAGCTCGACGTTGCGCTTTGCCGCCCGTATCTCCCGCTCAAGCGCGCGCTGCACCTGACTTTCCCGGTAGATTTTCGCGTTTTCCTCCGCGCTCTGTATATCCTCCTGCGCGGTAGGATAAGAATAGCCCGCCACCATCGGGATCGGGTAGTGTCCACAGTTTATCCCGAAAATCCCGGCGGCCTCGCCATAACTGGTGTCATAGATGCTCACATACTGCACCGTTTGTCCGTTGCCGAGTGTGATTTCCCCGGCGTCGGCGCGCTCCCAGCAGCAAAACCAGCCTTGATAGGGATAGCAGCGCGGGCGTGCCCCGGCGTGCGCCGAGATTTGAAAAACCTCCACACCGTAATCCTGCATTCTTGCCCGCGTGCTTTGGATCGCCGTGTTGTGCGCCGTCGTGCGGATCACCATGTTGACATACGCCTCCGGGCTCCAATGCCGGTTTGCGCGGTCTACAAAGCCCGTCAGCCCGTGTTTGTTTAGGTCTCGGATCGCGTGCCGGACTGCCGCGTTGAAGGTCTCTGTGCGCTCCGCGTAAGCCGCCGCGCGCGTGTTGATGATATCCAGACTTGCGCCCGCCCGTGCGAGCAAATCCCTATACTGCTTTTCCGCGTCGCGTACCGTCCGCGCCGTGTCCATGATAGACGCTGTATAGGCGTCGACGCTGCTTTGCAGCATGGTCGTGTTGGTCAGATTCAGCTTGTTTTCCGCCTGCTCCAGCATATCGCGCAGCACGTCAACCGTGCTGTCACGGAGCGCCGGGGCCGTGTAACCGGCCTTGGCCGCCGCCTCCATATCCCGTTCAATCTGCGCGAGGATATCCCGGCGGGTATCATCCATCATAGCGCGCACGGCCTCGGGGATGCTCTTAATATGCCGGTTGATGATTTCCGCGTTTTCCTGCGTCAACTGCCCGAGCTCGGACAACTTCTGGATTTCCCAGCGCGCCGTTCCCGTGTTTACCGGGCTTTTGATATGCCGGGCGATATTGCGCAAGAGATCGTTGGTCATGCGGGTGTAAACGTCCTCGATCGGCTCGCCAAGCTCTTGGATTTCGAGCGGGGTGAACATAGCCCATCACCCCCGCTTTATTCCGCCGTGTCGATGTTCAGCCGGTCGATTATGGCGGAGGTCACGTTTCTGTTTTCTTCCGCGATCCGCTTGATTTCCTTCTCGGCCTCTTCCGGCGTATAGCCGAGCGTGTCCACCATGAATTTGAGCTTGGACATGACCGCCGCGCCCATCAGACGAATGCCTTCATCAATATCCGCCGCCCGGTCCTGAATAATGGAATCATCGAATGAAATAGCGACATTGTACCCGCCGCCGACAAGCGCGGCGATTTTCTGCCCCTTCCATTCAAGCTCGTACTGCACGGCTAACTCGATAATGGCGTGAACCATGCCCTCAAGCGCGTCCCGCATCCCGTTTTCGTGCGCCTTGACGGTGCCGAAGGTTTTGGAATTTTCGCTTATGACCTCTGTCGCGGTTTTCAGGCCCTTTTTATCGTCAAAGCTCAGTGTCCCGGGGTCAAAACCGATCTGCCCGCACAGTATCGCCAGCTCGCCGTTGATTGCGGAAATATGCTCATCGACGCGCAATTCAACGCTGTTGTCAACGATCTTGTTTGCGTCCGCGTCGTCCATCGACAGCGCTTCATAGACTTCATCCGAGGCGTCGAAATAGGTTCTTAAAATCCCGTTCCCGTTCAAATCCGGGATTCTGCGCATAGCCCGCGCAGGGACAATGATACGCTTGCGCCCGAGCACAAATTCACGCTGCATGCTATCGAAAATAATATCGATGCTGTGCAGTGTGTCCATTGCGGCGGAAAACACGCTCATGCCGATCGGGGAATTGTCATCAACGTAATTCGCGCCGAACGGCTTGATGTACTGGAAAAACGTCTCGTGAACGTCTTTCATTTCCGTTGCCGGGGAAAGCAACGGGTAGACGCGATCCAGCGGATACCACCAGCCGAGAATGTTCTGCGGCTCATTTGTCCCCTTGATCGGCTGCCGGTACAGCTCATTCGTGACTTTGTATGTATTCCCGTCCCATTTGTGCCACTCCACGACGGTATAATAATAGCCGTCTTTCGCCTCACGGTTCAGGAAAATAGCGCTTGTCACCTGCGCGTTGTTCCAGGCCGTCGGGACAAACTGCGTCGCCATGTGATAGCTCAGGCGGATTCTGCCCGGCCCAGCGTCGTTGCCCTGCTTATCCTTCGGAATTTCGACGTATTCTTTCAGCGCCGCGCCGCCGGTTGCAAACGCCTTTTCTGTCAGGTCGCCGAAAGCGATGTTGAAATTGTTTTTCCGTAACACGTCCTGCAAGAATTCATCCAGCGGATCGGCCCCGTCGCCCGTCTGCCCGTCCCGCGTGACATGGATCTCGCACCGCTCGTTCCACACATAGCGGGACATTTGTGCGCACGCCATTTTTCCCGCGTTCATCGTCGCCATGTCCCTTGTTTTCCCTTTCGGGTCCTTGACGGACACGACAGGAACGCAGTGCCACGGCTTGTAATAGCCGCGATAGACGGCGAGCCACGGATAGACATACAGCGTGTAAAATTCCCGGAAAGCGGGAACGCCGTCCAGCTCGAAAACATCTTTTTTGAATACCTCGGCAGCTTCCGCCAATCGGTTCACCCCGTTTCGCACGTGATCTCTGAATTTCATATCTTTTCACCTATCTATACCAAATAGGACTTAAAAAAGTGATTATAACTATAGCGAGCCTCGTCGAGTTCGTGATTGTAGCAGTCTACCGGCTGCCCGTTTGTCCCGATGCAATACAGGCCAGCTTCCTTAATGAATGGCTCTGTTCCGTATCGCTCATCCTCAATCAGATAAAAGCGCCCGTCCTGTATGCCGCTTTGCAGCATCTCAATTCCGCACATGATTCCCCGGCTCGTCCCGCGTATATCATGCGCGTTATTATCCGCGCCCGTTGTCATCAGGCCGAGCTTTTCAATTTCCAGCCTCAGCGCCTTGCACGCGGGGTCGATGTAGATATCCCCCTCGTGGATATTGTATTTCCGCCGCATGTACGGTAAAAACTCCCCGACGATATGACGGGCTTGATCGCTCATTGCCATTTGCCCGCCGTTGTAATACCACGTCCCGCAGCGGTACAGCACAAAATTTCGCGGGCCGGGGGCGAAGCGCTCTCCGGCATAAGCGACAAGATTGAAGCTAATGCTGGTCGCGTCCGTCGTTCCGCCGTCTCCCGAGACAAACGCCTCGACCACGGTCAAGCCGTCCGGCAGACGGTCGAGAATATGCCGCCCGGGGTCAAACATCCAGTAAATCACGCCCTCGGGAATGACGCGCTCGCCCAGCCAGTCCCGTTTGAAAAGAAACGGGGACTTTTTACAGGCGGCCTCAATCTCTTTCAGGCGCTCCGGCGTGAGTATCGGATTGTCCGCGCATGTCCAGTGTAAGAAGCTGCAGTCCTGCACCTGCAGCACGTTTTTAATACACGGGTCAGCCGGGGAAGGCGGGTTAAGATCGGCAATGTGCCATCTGTCTTTTGCCGCGTATGTTCGCCGGAAACACTCTTGTATCATGCTGTCGTGCAGGAGGTTGATTTCGCAAAAATAGACGCTTCCAAGGCTCATGCCGGTTATAGCCTTATAGCTGTCCGCCTTGCCGCCGCCTTTCCAGTAAACCTTTTTATCCCCGCTCGGAAGATGCACAAGCAAATGTGCTCCGCTATCATCGTGCGACGTGCGGCAGCACCCGGCGAAAATGTGCAACAGGCCCATCCCGTCCCCGTCCATGATGAGGCGAAACGCCTGTTCCGCGCTGTACGCAACGACAAGATGCAGCGCGTCCCGGCTCTTTATCAGATGCCGCGCAAATCGCATTGTCCCCGCCGTTGTTTTCCCGCTTCGCGGCGTTCCCTCGTTCCAGTCCAGGGTATGGTCAAACGGGGCCATGATAAGCCCGGCCTGTTTTGCGCTCCACTCAATCCCCGGCATTTTTCGCCCTCCGTTCGAGATCAAACAGGGATTGCAAAAGCTCATTCCCGGCGCTGTTCCCGCCGTCCTTGCTTTGCAGCTTTTCAATAATCGAAACGATCTCTAACAGGTCATAATCGACCGTCAAGCGCTTGTTCCCGTCCTGCAGATATTGCCGCGTGTGCGTTCCCCCGGCGGGCATACTTTCGATTACTCTCAAAAGCCGGTCAATTACAAGCCCTTTCGCCCGCTCAAGCTTGACGGCGTTTGATGCAACGGCGTTTGCTGTCTTTTGCTGTGCCTTTGCTGTGCTTTTTGCTTCCGTCGCTTTCCGGAGCCCCGACCAGCGTTCAGCCGCCGCCTTTTTCATCATTGTTGTTTCAGAAACGCCGTATTTTGCCGCGAGCTTTCTTTGGCTGATTCCCCCGGCGATATATTCCGCGCGGATAACGGCCCAATCTAACCGCTTTTCATTCGCCACAAGGTTATTCACCCCTCTTGATACAAAAGCCGCGCCTGGAGCTTTTTCAGGCGCTTGCCGTAGTCCTTGCGCAACTTTTCACTTTGCGTTTTGTTGATTGCGGCCTTTAGGCGTTTGCACTCCGCAACTGTTTCGGCGCGTGTCATTTCAGCCATTCAGCAGCACCGCCTTATTCCCTGTGAAGTTCTCCCACCGTT